GTTTCCCAGTCACGATCACATAGAGCAATTTTCTTCGTTCTTTTACCATTCATGCGCTTTAATGGTGACGCTGGAATGCGAACAGTCAGTGCGGATATAAGTAGAGATGAACAAATTCACGTTGCTGCCAATAGCCTTGTTTGTAGGGAGTTGGGGCTTACTGTCAGTCCTTCTCTTGATAAACTCCGCAAGGCAACTATCAATTGGGTAATGCAACCCCTAGGTATTAATACTACCGATAAATATTTGGATAAAAAATTTTGGCTTGATTCTAGTGATCGCTTAATGTATGAGGGCAAAGCCCCTGAACTTTCTGCAACTAAATCAGCACGAATGCCAGCCTTCTTCGAGCATAGTAATGTCAATCTCCCCCAATACGCTTGAAGTCTTAGGGATGAATTCCCGTGGACTTTTAGCTGCATTAGAAGAATCATTCCCACCAACAAACCCTAACCCTGAAGATACAATGGAAAAGATTATGTACAGGTCCGGTCAACGCAGTGTTGTTGAGTGGGTCATTAATTATATGGAGGAGAACTGATGGCTCAGTTTACACCTGAAGAAATGAACCAACTAAGAACCCAAATGTATAGTGGGTTTGTAAAAAAAAGTGTCCCACGTTATGAAATGCGTGGCGCTGGATCTGGCAGAGCTAGACGGCAGACTGGTTACGATCAAGTAACAAACTACGATGCTTACAACTATGGTCTTTTAGGTAGAGCGCGTGATGCAGCAGGAATCAAAAACGTAAACAAAGATGATGAAATTCGTCGCATTTATGACTTCATTGGTGGTTACCAACCTCCTGCTCAGGCTGGTGCAGCCGCTGCTCCTGCTGCTCCTGCTCCTTTGATGCCACAAATTAGTGCAGCGTCTCAACAGTATCGTGCTGAAACTCAAGCATTATCTGATAAAATTGCCAAGCAGCAAGCTGATTTTGATGCCAGTCAAGCTGCTGCTGCTAAGTCAAAAGCTATTGCTGCTGCTAACCAATCCCGATCAGGTCAAACAGCTAACTTACAAATTCAACCTGCATCTTCTACACCAACTACTGCTGGTACAGACGCTTTCCGTATTCGTAAAAGACGGGGATCAGACCAAAAACAACTTGCTTCAAGTCTTAACATAGGTCAATCAAATACTCTTAATATCTAATGAACGCTAAATCTCGTTATGACAGATTGTCTTCAGACCGTTCACAGTTTCTAAACACTGCTCGACAAGCCGCAGATCTAACACTACCTTATCTTATCCGAGAGGATGAGCACTTTACTAAAGGTTCACTTAAACTCACAACACCGTGGCAATCACAAGGAGCTAAAGGTGTGGTAACATTAGCAAGTAAATTAATGCTTGCTTTACTACCACCACAAACTAGCTTCTTTAAGCTACAGGTTAATGATATTAATTTACCTGAAGAATTGGGTCCAGAAATTAGATCAGAAATGGACTTGTCATTTGCTAAGATTGAACGAACTATCATGGAATCTATTGCAGCTTCTAGTGATCGTGTTGTTGTTCATCAAGCATTGAAGCATCTTGTAGTAGCTGGTAATGCTCTAGTCTTTATGGGTAAGGATGGACTTAAACTCTATCCGTTAAACCGATATGTAGTAGACAGAGATGGTAACGGTAATGTTATAGAAATTGTAACAAAAGAAACAATCTCGAAAAAATTACTTAAAAAATTTTATCCCAATTACAAAGAAGAACCTACCAACCAGGTATCTGATAATACAACCGGACCAAATGATGAATGTGATATTTATACACACTGTACCTTAGATAATAATCGCTGGGTATGGCATCAAGAGGTATACGATCAGATCCTTCCTAAGTCTATGGGTAAAGCACCTGTAGATTCTAACCCCTGGCTTGTGTTACGTTTTAACCACGTAGACGGAGAAGTCTATGGACGTGGTAGAGTGGAAGAGTTCCTTGGAGATCTGAAGTCACTTGAAGCTCTGTCACAAGCAATGGTTGAAGGCAGCGCAGCAGCTGCTAAGGTAGTGTTTACTGTCTCACCAAGCTCTACCACCAAACCCGCTACGCTTGCTAAGGCAGGCAATGGTGCTATCATCCAGGGAAGACCTGATGATATTGGTGTGGTACAAGTTGGTAAGACAGCTGACTTTCAAACTGCTTATCAAATGATAGGTACTTTAAGTCAACGCATTAACGAAGCATTCTTGGTTCTTAATGTAAGACAATCAGAACGTACTACTGCTGAAGAAGTACGTATGACACAGATGGAACTTGAACAACAACTTGGTGGATTGTTTAGTTTACTAACTGTTGAGTTCCTTGTTCCTTATCTAAACCGTAAACTTTCTGTTGCACAAAAGACTGGAGAGATTCCACGTTTACCTAAAGGTGGTATTGTTAAACCAACAATTGTTGCTGGTATTAATGCCCTTGGTCGTGGTCAAGATCGTGAAAGTCTTGGTCAGTTCCTACAAGTCATTGCACAAACAATGGGTCCAGAAGCTATTCAACAATATATTAATCCTGATGAAGTAATCAAACGTTTGGCTGCTGCATCTGGTATTGATGTATTGAATCTTGTTAAGAGTATGCAAGAGCTACAACAAGAACAAGCTCAAGCTATGGAACAACAACAGATGATGACTGCTCAACAACAAGAACCACAGATGGCCGCTGTTGAACAGAAACGTGAACAAGCTGCAATGCAAATGATGCAGCAAGAACAACCACCACAACCACCGCAATAATATGCCTGAAACACTTACGATGAATGATACACCTGCTGATCAGCCAGAAATGAATGCTGATGAGCAAGACTCTTTGCAGGTTGCTGAGTCTCTTGAGGGTGCAGAGCAACCGCTGTTGGCTGGTAAATTCAAGGACCAGTCATCATTAGAAAAAGCTTACCTTGAACTACAAAAGAAACTTGGTGAACCAAATGATGAACCCGAAGCCGGTGAAGAAGCCGAACAAGAAGAGCAAACCTCCCAAGAAGAAGACGTACTAGAAGATGATTCTTCTGGTGAACAACTAAGTGAAGAACAAGCTAACCAATTGTTTGAAATGGTTGGTGGTGAAAAAGCTTACAAGTCAATGATTGATTGGGCAGGTCAAAACTTTACTAAAGAAGAAGTACAAATGTATGATTCTGTTATGGGTAAAGGTGATCCCAATGCTATCTTCTTTGCTGTACAAGCATTGAATAGTAAATATACTGATGCTGTTGGTAATGATGGTCAGCTATTGACTGGTCAACGTTCTGCTGCACAACAAGATGCATCCTTCCGCAGTCAACAAGAACTTGTACAAGCTATGAGTGATCCACGTTATGATCGTGATCCTGCTTTTAGGGATGATGTGATTCGTAAACTACAAAACTCTGACATTGATTTCTAAATGACTGTTACCACCAACGAACACGGACAACAAAACCTCTTTGCAAAAGAACCCACCATGTACACTGATGAAACTTACACTGTGAATCACAACGAAAAAGCAGAAAAACTAAACGGTCGCCTAGCTATGCTAGGTGTGATGGCTGCGCTTGGAGCGTATGCATTAACTGGTCAAATTATCCCTGGCATTTGGTAATGGCTAAAAACGTTAGCCTAAAAATCGGTACACATAAATCACGATCCGGTGGTCTTACTAAAGCTGGTCGTGACAAGTATAATCGGGAAACAGGTTCTAATTTAAAGGCACCACAACCTGGTGGCGGGAAGCGTAAGAAGTCTTTCTGTGCTAGGATGGGTGGTGTCAAAGGTCCAATGAAAGATAGCAAGGGTCGTCCAACACGGAAGGCTCTTGCATTACGTAAATGGAAATGTGGTAAATCCTAATGGCTAAACGAGGTCTCTACGCTAACATCCACGCAAAGAAAATGCGTATCGCAAAAGGCTCAGGTGAAAAGATGCGTAAGCCAGGAAGCAAAGGTGCTCCTACTGCTGCTAACTTTAAACGAGCTGCTAAAACTGCTAAAAAATCATGATTGAATGCCCACAATGTACTGCGCCTCAGCAGTACGTTCTAGAACAACTACAGACTTCTGCTGGTGTGACAGACCGTACAGCACTGGCAGTCATTATGGGTAACATCCAACAAGAGTCTAACTTTAAACCTAACATCTGCGAAGGTGGTGCTATCGTTCCTTATGATAGATGTCTTCGTGGTGGTTATGGTTTAATTCAATGGACATCTAAACATCGTTACATTGGTCTTGGTAACCATTGTACTAAACGTAACAAAGATCCTAGTGGTCTTCAATGCCAAACTGATTACATGATACATGAGATGAGGTTTAGAAAAGATCTTTATGCTTTTCAAACTAATCATCAACAAGTCGGTTATTACATGAATGCTGCTTACTACTGGTTAGGCTGGGGTATTCATGGTAACCGTACAAAATACACTTATTCTTTTTTAACTAAACTCAAATGAAATTTCTTGCTATCCTCCCCGCTGCTGCTATCCTTGCTACCCCCGCAGATCGTGACTGGGAAAC